TGCAACTTTTGACAATTTGTATGACGGTTACCTTCTTGCACGCCGCAATAAGCGGTACCAGGATTGTGTGCTCGGATATTCCGCCAACCTCGAAGAAAGGTTGATCAATGACCTTAACCGGCTATTGTGGAAGGAGTACACCCCGGGTCAGCTTCATCAGTTCTACGAGTATTTTCCAAAGCTGCGCATAATTCACTCGCTGCCATTTTCGGACAGAGTTGTGAACTGCGCCGCTTACAAAACTCTTTGGCCGATCTACGCCCGGTCCTTTTACGAACACAGCTACGGCAGTGTTCCAAACCGGGGTACGCTCAAGGCGGTTTTGAAGCTTCAGGACTGGATGCGGCAAACGCAGAGGAAGCCTACGCAATGGTATGTCGGCAAAATGGACGTGGCTAAGTTCTTCTTCCGGATCCCGGTAGAAGTGCAGCTGCGTGAACTGGGCAGACCGCTTAACGATCCGGACATGATGTGGTTTTTGGAAACAGCGATCCGCTGTGACGGCAGAGCCTTTGGCTTACCACTTCACTGCACCGATGTTTCCACAGCCGAAAGAGTAGCCGGGATCGGTATGCAGGTTGGCTCTCTCATATCCCAAATGACAGCGAATGTGGTTATGACGCCGGTAGATCACTATGTTAAACGAGAACTACGGGCACCGTACTATATCCGCTACATGGACGATATGGAAATCATTGCGGAATCAAAACAGCAGGTGTGGGATATCATCGGCGCAACCGATGAATACCTGCAAGATCACATGGGGTTGCAGCTGAACCAAAAGACAGCTGTTATTCCTGTCGGTGAAGGTGTCGAGTTCGTAGGTCGCCGTGTGTGGCCGGAGAAGATCGAACTGCGCAAATCGACTTCTCTGCAAATGAAGCGGCATTTGGATTTTGTGCGTGAGGGATACGCCGCAGGGCGTCTGCCCCTCGAATATTGCAACAGCGTAATTCTTAGCTACCTCGGTCTGATGAAGCATTGCAACTGCGATGCCCTCCGGGAAAAGGTGCTGGAGGATTATGTGTTGGTACGAAAATCAATGGAAGAAAAGGACTGATCTCCCAACCCGGGAGACCGGTCCTTTTTATGTTCGGTTATGACAGCACACCTTGATTTGGTGCTGTACGAAGGAGGTGAAGAAGTGACACTACATGAGATCCTGGATATTGTCGGAGACAATTTTGGGTGGATCGTGATTTTGGTGCTCTCCTTCGTCGAGGTGTCCAAGATCAAGATCAACCCGTGGACGAAGCTGTTTAACTGGCTTGGCAATCTGTTCTTTTCCGGTATTCGTACCGAAATTTCATCCATGAAAAAGGATGTTACCAAAGAGATCTCCGATGTCAAATCGGAGGTTACAGAGGTGAAATCAGACCTTGGCTCCGTGAAGTCGGATATAGGAGAAATGAAAGACGATCAGCAAGAGGACAAAGCGAAAGCGGCAAGGAAGCGCATACTGAGGTGTAGCGACGAAGTTTATAACGGCGTCCGCCACAGTAAGGAGTTTTTCGATGATGTCCTGTCTGACATTACTTTCTACAAGGCTTATTGCAAAGCACACCCCGACTTCCAAAATGATATGACCGTTATGGCGGTAGAACGCATTGAGGAAGTCTACTGTCACTGCTTGAAGGATCACGATTTCCTTTAAGCGCAACCATAAGAAAGCTCACGGATATTCCGTGGGCTTATTTTTATACAGGAGGAACTGTGTATGAATTACACTGCAAGTAAGCTGTTGGCGATTGCTATTGCCGAGATCGGCTACAAGGAAAAGGAAACCAACGCCCAGCTTGATAACAAAACCGCCAATGCCGGCGACAACAACTACACCAAGTATGCACGGGATCTTCACGCCGCTGGTTATTACCAAGCGAATAAGAACGGCTATGCATGGTGTGATATGTTCGTCGACTGGTGCTTCCTTCAGCTGACCGGTAGCAAGGAAAAGGGCGAGTACCTGGAATGCCAGACCGGTCTTTACGGCGCTGGCTGTGAATGGTCCTCCGACTGCTACCGTCGTGCGGGCCGCTTCGATACGAACCCCAAGCCCGGCGATCAGATCTTCTTCGGCAAAACTGACGACGAGGAACATACCGGCATTGTCGAGAAGGTGGAAAACGGAAAGGTTTACACCATCGAGGGCAACGCCTCCAACCAGGTCAAGCGCTGTTCTTACAGCCTGTCCAGTTCCTACATTGTAGGCTACGGACATCCCCGGTTCGATCCGGAGGAAGCCACAAAACCGCCCGTTGTTATTATCGGCAAACCCAGCACCGCTGCTGATGAAAAAGCGCTGTGGGATTACTGCAAGGCAATGGGTATGAACGACTACGGCGCCGCTGGCACAATGGGCAACCTCTTTGCTGAGTGCGGTCTGAAGTCCAACAATCTGCAGAACACCGGCAACACCAAACTGGATATGACCGACGAGGAATATACTGCCGCTGTCGATAACGGCACCTATACCAACTTCGTCCGGGATAGCCACGGCTACGGTCTTTGCCAGTGGACATACTGGAGCCGCAAGCAGGCGCTGCTTGATTTCGTGAAGGCTGCCGGCAAATCTGTTGGCGACTGGATCACGCAGATGGATTTCATGAAAAAGGAACTGTCCGGCTATTCCGGACTGTTGCATATCTTGAAAACCGCCACCTCTGTCAAGCAGGCATCCGACGCCTTTATGTGTCAGTTTGAAAAGCCTGCCGATCAAAGTGAGGCGGCAAAGGCGAAGCGTGCGAGTTACGGCCAGGGGTATTACGACAAGTATGCCACTCCCGCAAAGCCGGTTGCTCCTGTAACTCCTGCCGCCGAGCTGAAGGTTGGCGACATCGTGGAGTTTACGGGATCCAAGCACTATGCCTCTGCCAATGCTACCACAGGTCCGGCTTGCAAGCCCGGTAAGGCAAAGATCACGCAGATCTATCAGCCCGGGAAAAGCAAGCATCCCTATCACCTGATCGCTGTGAGTGGCGGTGGATCCAATGTTTACGGTTGGGTTGACACTGCAGACATTAAGGGTGCAAGCGCCGGGCAAGGTGCGCAGGACGCAGATCCTGCATGGACGCCCAAGGTGGGCGATATTGTCAATTACAACGGCAATGCGCATTACACCAGCGCCAACAGCACCTCTCCCAAGTCCTGCAAGGGCGGTAGGGCGAAGATCACCCAGATCTATCAGCTGGGCAAGAGTAAGCACCCCTACCATTTGGTGAGGGAGTCCGGCTCTGGCGCAACGGTCTATGGCTGGGTTGACGCCGGCAGCTTCACGAAAGTGTGATCCTATGGCTATACGCAGAAGGACCACCACGCCGTCCAAGATGGAGTTTTCAAAAAGGATAACCGTCCTCTCATGGGCGGTTGCCTTGATACTCACCCTGCTTGCGATTGTGTTGCCGATCGAGGGGTATTCTCCCGAGGGAGTAACCCTGGCACTGCCTTATGTGTGGGGAGAGGTTGCAGCTGTGAACGCCCTTTATCTGTGGAAGGCAAAGAACGAAAACCGCCACAAGTACGCCCAAATGTATGTAGACAAAATCGCAGAAACACATGGTATCGATACTGCTATCCGCATTGCGGAAGTGGTGCTTAAAGATTAGGAGGAAATCTTATGGACAAACTCATTAACTTGATCCCGCTGCTGCTGGTGATCGTCGGTGTGTTGGTCGTGCTGACCAACATCATTGTTGAGGTGCTGAAAAAGCTGATTTGGGATAAGATGCCCACGAACTTCCTTGCGGTGATCGTGGCGCTTGTGCTGACATTGGTGGCATTCTTCGCCTTTATCGCCATTGCCGGGATCCCGTTTGTATGGTACTACCTTGCCGCTGCTATCGTCGTTGGCTTTATGGTGGCATATGCAGCCATGCTCGGATTTGACAAACTTTGCGAAGCGCTGGAGAAACTCAAAGAATTAAGGAAACTCAAAGACTTAAAGAAATAAATAGGCGGCAGTGAGCCGCCGCACAGTATTAAGCCCCCACCGATCTTTTTTCGGTGGGGGCTTTTTTGCGTCTGTGGGGCGCTGTGCGCCATTTTAAGGAAGGGATAGGTGTTAACTCGTCCACTTTCTTTCAACGCCGTTGCAACGGCGCTGAGGGGCTTGCAGAGTGGTTTACTCAGCGAACAGCTCCCTAATTGTTTCGAGTATCGCCCAGTTCCTCAGTTTCGGCGGTTCACCGGCGAATGCAATCAGGGCCTCGGCGTTACCGCACATATCGCATACATAGACATTGGCATACCGGCTTAGTGCGTTTGTGTGGAGAGGTTCTTTCATCGTGGGTTTACCACACCGGGGGCAGGTGATCCTGGGCGTCTGCACCTTGCCAAACCTTTCGAGGGCGGCTTTGGCTTCCAGCTCGTCTTGCTCAAACTGCAATTCTTCTTGTGTCTGATTGTTACTCATAGTCAACCTCCGTTACTGGATAATTCCGTGGCACCGATACCCGGGCCAGTTGTTTTCAGGATCCATTTCCTGCCACCGATCTTCCTCGTAGAAGAAAGAACAGTTGATCGTGTGGGGG